AGATCTCGCGCTTAACAACCAATCCAATAAATGAGTGGGATTACGCCTACCAACTACCTGGCGATATGCTGTCTGGCGTTATAGCGCTATTTAACACCGCAGACACGACAGGTTTCCCGCTGCGCAATGGCTGGGAAATATACGGCGACCAGGTTTATACAAACGAAGAAACCGTTTACATTGATTATCAGTTTACGGTTGACGAGAGCAAGATGCCATATTACTTTGTGCATTTCTTGCGCTACGCCATGGCTGCAGAGCTTGGCATGGTGATTACCGACCAGGTATCAAAAGCAGATTACTATCGGTCTTTGGCTTTCGGTGGCGCTGGCGAGCAGGGGCGTGGCGGCTTGTTTAGAGAGGCCATGAATATTGATAGCCGTGGCCAGCTGCCGCGAGTAATTGAGGATTATTCACTGATTGACGTAAGAGGCTGAGATGACGCGCATTGTCCAGTTTCAAACTAACTTCTCAGTGGGCGAGTTAGATCCGCTGCTTAAAGCCAGGACCGACTTGCAGCAGTATCAAAACGCGCTCGAAAAGGCTACCAACATATACATCCAGCCCCAGGGCGGGGTGCGACGTCGTGATGGCCTGCGATTTGTTCACAGCTTTGGAAGTGGCTTTACTGCTTTTAAGGTCATACCGTTTGAGTACAACGTCATAGATAGCTACACCCTGGTGTTTGTCGATCTGCGAATGTATGTCTTTAAGGCTGGGGTTTTGCAGACCAACATAAACGGCAGCGGAAACGACTACGCTACAACAACGGTCACAGCAGCAATGCTCGATGATCTCAATTACACCCAGGCCGTTGACACGCTGATTTTGTGCCATGAAGACCTGGAGACGCAGCGCATCTTGCGTAACAGCGATACCAGCTGGACAGTGTCGGCGCTGCCACTTGCCTATATACCTAAGCACGCATATTCGCTTGATACGCATGAACCAACCTTCACAATTACGCCCAGCCAAATAGATGGCAACATTACCATAACAGCCAGCGCGGTAACAACTGAAACCGGCACGGCGCAGGCTGGCAGCGCGAGCACCCTTACGGTTAAGGCGGCCTCAACTTATGCAGATGACCAGCCAAACGGTATGTTTATTAACATTACGGCGGGCACCGGAGCTGGCCAAACGAGGCACATTGAAGATTTTGTAGCTGCTACAAAAGTGCTTACAGTTTATCCGGATTGGGATACGGCGCCAGACGCCACTAGCCAATATAGGATCAACGCATTTGAAGCTGCTGCTGTTGATGAATACGCCAACATCCTAAATGGTTTTGGCCGAGCCAGGTATACCGAGTTTGTTAGCCACACCCAAATGAAGGCGTATGTTGAGATTCCATTTTTTGATACGAGTGCAATCACAGCTGGCAACTGGGAAAGTGAGCATGGATACGAGCCGACCTGGTCCGCATCCAGGGGCTGGCCGCGCAGCGCAGCGTTCCATGAGGGCCGTCTATATTTTGGCGGGTCGAAGTCTCGCCCTAATACGATCTGGGGTTCGCGAGTTATTGATTACTTTAACTTCAACCCTGGTTCAACTTTGGATGACGATTCTGTTGAGGCGACAATAAACACCAATCAGCTCAACGTCATTACCAATCTGGTCCCAGGCCCTGACTTGCAGGTCTTTACTACTGGCGGTGAGTTTGTCGTAAGCCAGGCTGCCAATACGCCAATCACGCCATCATCATTTTTAGTAAAGCCGCAGACCAGGCTGGGCAGCAAGCCCGGTGTGCCAATGGAGGATCTGAACGGCGCAACAGTGTTTGTGCAGCGCCAGGGCCGGTCTTTGGTGTCGTTCCAATTCCAGGATACAACCGCTGCCTATAGTACCCAGGCGTTGTCGGTGCTCAGCTCGCATCTGATTAAGGTGCCAATCGACCTGGCAGCTCGCAGGGCGACGTCTACCGACGAGACGGATAGATTGTTCCTGGTTAACGGCGATGGGACCATGGCTGTCTACTCTATCCTGGCGGCTCAAAACGTGATTGCTCCCAGTGAGTTCACAACAAACGGGGACTTCATTGCGGTTGCTTGCGAGATCGATGAGATCTATGTAATTGTCAAACGAGTCATCGATGGCACTACTTCGTATAACCTGGAGCTGTTTGATTCGAGCTTGACGGTTGATAGCGCAAAGAGCGGCGGCGCAGCTGCGTCTGTCAACATGGACCACCTGACTGGTGGCGAGGTCCAGATTATTCGAGACGGCATTGTAGAGCCAACTCAGACCGTGCCAGCCTCGCCTTATACGGTTACGTTTGAAAGAGCTGCCACAAGCTCATACCAGGTGGGCCTGGCTTACGATATACAAATTAAGACAATGCCAGCAGAGCCAAGGCTGGCGCAGGGCACTTTGCTTGGCACCAAGAAGCGGATCTTGCAGGTTGACGCCATTGTCTACGAATCGCAAAACATGAGCGTGAACGGCAAGCTAATCGCTTTCCGCAATTTTGGTGAGAATGTTTTGGATTCAGCGGTGCAGGAATTTACCGGCACAAAAACCGTTAGCGGGCTGCTTGGGTTTAGCAACACGGGGCAGATTGAAATTAGTCAGACGGCCCCATTGAAATTAACATTGCTCGGACTAGAGTACAGAATGAGCGTGGGGAATTAAGATGTCAGCAAATCCAATGACAGTCGCGTCAGTGTTCTCTGCTATAGGGACCATATCAGCGGGAAAAGCGCAGCAGCAGGCGTACAACTCACAGGCAGCGCAAGCTGTTATTAAAGGCCGCAGCCAGGCGATTGCGTATAAGCAGCAGGGCGCCGACGTTCTAAGAAGCCTTAATCAGAACCTGGCTGCCATTGTGGCCAGGGCGGCGGCTGGTGGTGTTATGGCCAACACCGGAAGCGCTCGCGGGATGCAGGGCTACGCCTTAAAAGAGGGTGTGCGCGAATACGATTCGACGCGAGACAATGCTGTCCTTGCTGTTAGCTCTGCTAATTGGCAGTCCAGTATTTACAGACAGGCTGGCAGAAACGTAATGAAGGCTGCTTATATTTCAGCAATCGGGCAGGTTGCGCAGGGGGCCGCTATGGATAGTCAGCTCAAAGCTCCGTCTTTGCAGCCCATGCCAAACCTAGTTAATGTTGGACCTTAATTATGGCCGAACTACCACGCTACAAACGATTAGGAATCCAGGCAGCGCAGCCCGGTAATATTGATTTTGCCGACAGCCGCGAGGCCGCCAGGGTAGGTCAGACGATTAGCCAGCAGGTGGACCGCATGGCCGCTTTTGTCTACAAGCAAGAGTCTGCAAAGGCTGAGCAGCGTGGCGCCCAGGCAGTGCAGGACCTTGGTGCGCAAACAGTCTTGCAAAGACTGGGGGCTGCAGGTGGCCCGTCTACTATTGCAGAGCGCTCCGCCTACAACACAGCCAACCGTATTTACGCGACTGAGGTCGAGACAATGGCGCGTGCCAGGATCGGCGACGCTGTTAACCAGGCTCAATTAAACAACGAGCCGCTAGAGATATTTAAGGGCCGACTAAATGAGATTGTCGACGGCTTTCCTGCGGCCCTCTCAGACGTAGATGCAGCGGTTGCTGGAGAGCTGCGAGCCAAACTGTCTGGCGTAGCCATGCAGGCGGGCGTAAGTTACTCTGGCTGGATCGGGGCCAAGGCTCAAGAGGCGCTGCAAGGCCAGGCGCTGCAAGGTATTGCGCAGCGGCAAAGCGACATCTACAGCTTTGCCAGAGCTGATATGAACCCTGAAGACAGGGAGGCGGCGCTTGGGCTTGAAATGTTTGGTCTTGCCGAGTATATGCGGGACCGCAATTTTGACGAGGCGCAGATATCCAAGGCCCTTATAGATACCAGGTCGCAGATCACCATTGAAAGCTCTATATCGACTTTCCAGCGCTTAACGACTTTAGATCAGCAAAAGGCGTTTGTTGAAGACATACTAAAAAACCCACCAGGCGACATGACGGCCCAGGCTGCACGCACCCTGGCTCGGTCTTTCCAGGCAGAGATCGGCAATACAATGTCTGCCTTGCGCTCAGAGAGAACGGACATTAAACAAGACTTGGCTGAGCTGACAACGATCCTAACCAAGGGCGGCACGCCGGACCCCAAAAAGATAGCGGCGTTAGAGGCCAGGGCTTCCAGGTTGCCTGCAGAGCTGCAAGGCGATCTGCGCCAGGATATAGCAAATACACAGATTGTTCAGGGCTACATCGAGGCTTTCCGCAAGATGTCTCCGACAATGCTGCAGTCTTCAATTAACCAAATGGCGCAGGGCATTGATGGGTTTGGCGGCGAGGGCCTTGACACATTGCCAGAGGTCAAAGTCCTAGAGGCAGCACGCAGCCTGCTGGGCACCATGAACACCCAAGTCGAGCGAGATCCTATATCCTGGGGGGTTCAAACCGGCCTGATAAACTTCACGCCAATAAACCTGACATCACCGGAGGCTGCCGCTGAGTCCATTGGCCAGCGTATGGCGGACGCCAGGCGGGTCAGCGCGGTCTACGGGGCGCCTATTAAGTTCCTGACTGACGAGGAGGCCAGGGCAATGTCAATGCTGCTAAACCAGCGGGTTGATGCTAATGGCAACGAGAGTCCGCGAGCGCAGCGCATGGCGCTATTGTCCGGCTTGGTCCAAAACTTTGGCAGCTACTCTGCTGATGTTCTGTCTGAGCTGTCTGATGTAGATCCGCAGCTGGGACACGTTGGTGGCTTGGTCTTGATTGGGCAGCCGTCTACAGCCAGCGCAGCCATGGCTGGGATGGATCTTATGAAAGAGGGCAACAATGCAATTGGCTTGTCTGGTAACGACCCTAAGATACAGTTTGCGGAGATTTCTGGCTCGGCTTTTATGCTGCAGTCTACCGCCAGGGCAACCGGTCTAAAGGTCGCCGAAGCCATATATACCAAGAAGGCGCTGGACCAAGGCTTGGTTGAGTTTGATGAAGGGCTTTGGGAGAAGTCTATACAACTGGCCTTTGGCTACGACGAGCGCAGCGGCACCGGTGGCCTGGGTGAGATCCGGGACAAGATCACGCTGCTGCCAGCTGGGTTTACAGCCGACCGGTTTGAAGAAGTCCTGGAGACTATGACCATGGACAAGCTCATGTCGGCGTCTGGCTTGGATAATATCGATCCTAGCATTGTCAGCCAAATACA